AATTAATAACCCACGTAAGTAAGCCTGAGTTATAATTAGTTTTAATGGAACTTTTGTTCCAGGAGTGATAACAGCTTGTCTGTTAGCGAGATTTTATAATCTCAAATTATCAGCACAAATTCTTTACGCTGAATAGACAATGTTTATTGATAACGATTTCCCTAAACTGCTCGGTGCGGAGCTTTATAGACCGCATCCAGCATATATCGTGGAAATGGCTTGCGAACCAGTAGTCGTACACGACTTTACTAAGCAACCTGGACAGACTGTTCAGCTTGATCGCTACCGTTTCTTCGGCGCTCCAGGGACAAAATCAAATAGAGAGCGTACACAAGATCAAACAATAGGTACAGCTAATAGCCGTTCCATCGTTAAGGACAAAGTTCTAGTTTCTCTTCGTGAGTACACTGGACCTGCTGATCCTAATAATGCGAACCTACCTAGCACCTTTAAGATTGCCCGTGAAACCCTAATGACAGCGCAGCGTTTGCTGCTTGACACAGGGAATCTCAACATGTTTCATCAGAGTATAGGTAGCCTTACCCTGCTCGATGACTACAGAAGATGGAGAGATAGAGTATTCCTTGACGAACTGTTCAAGGCTGAATCACGTGGTAAGTCTTCTGATACTCAAGGTGGTTACTACTATCCTGAGAATCCTACAAAGGCTACAAGTACTTCATTACCTGCTTATACAGCAGCTCAGTATGCATCTGAGCGTTTCAAATTTAACGTTAAAACTGACCTTCTAGAAGTAGTTAAAGGTTTACGCAAGCGCAACGTACCTGTCTTTGCAGACGGTTACTATCGTTGTATTGCTGACCCTTCATTCATGAAGGACATGAGAGCCGATTCTGGCTTCCGTGAAGTTGCTCGTTATCCTGGCATGGGACAGCCAAACCCACTTATGGGTGCGCAGTCTCCTAACGCTGCCGTTTACGGTGGTGGTCAGTATGGACAAGCTCAGTTTGTTGGCGGTGAGCCAGTTATGCCATCAGGATTCGTCTTTGAAGGTGTAAGGTTCTTCGAATCTACAAACATGCCTAGTAAAACCATTTCGGTCGATATTGGTGACGGAAACGCTGCACAAACACGTGACACCCCTCCTGCTTTATTCTTCGGTCCTCAGTCCGTTGGAGTCGGCATTGGTGGTCCAAATGCTCAAGTTCTAATTAATAACAACGATGATTTCTCAAGATTCATCATTCTTATATGGCAGCTTTATGCTGGTTTTGCGAACTTGAACAAGGACTTCACAACAGTCGGTTTCACCATCACTGAAGCGTATTAAGGAGGTATTTAATTTAAAATGGCTACTTACAAAAGTGATGCTGGGGCAATTCTTAATCCTGGCAACCAGATCAACAGGTTATCTTCCTATAACACAGAAGGTGTTTATGGATGGCCTGGTATTGAAGCATTTGAACTTATTGGTTATGCAAAAGTAAGCAATAAAGTTGGCGATAAAGGCAGCTACAAGAGCTTCAATTTAACAATTCCTTCTCCAGATCGTCGTCCAGATGATCGTGTAAGAAACGACAGAACTAGCTTGGTAGTACAAGCTTCTGCTGATCGTCCTGCTTACGTTTATGGTGCTTCTATTTCTATCGGTCAGGATATTCCTGCTGGTGGATTGGCAACATATCCTGCGTCACCTGTGACTGCAGATATTCAAGGAACAAACACTGAGTTACTTCTACTTGGTCCTGATAATGGTGGTGTACCTGTTGGTGTACCTTCTCCACAGGCTCTTGGTAACGCAGCTGCATCTTCTTCTTTGACATTTGGTGCTACAACCATCATTACTCAAGGAACTGGAGATACAACTACAGGAAACCTTCCTTTCTGGACTACTGTTACAACTGGTGGTATTACTGCGGCTAACGCAGCTGATTCCATGATGTACAAAGTAACTGCTGACACAACCTTTAAGGTTTATAACGTCAACGCAATTACTGGTACAACAGTTTCAGGTGATGGAGTTTACATTAGTGATGCTGATGCTGACGCTAGTCGTTCTGCATACATCCTTGCTCGTGTTAACTACATACGTCCTGCTGCTGCAGTTAATTGGAACAATATTCAAGAGTATATTGATTTTGCTTCTCAGTTAGGCGGTAACGACGAGTAATATTCGTTTAAAAATAATAAAAGGGCTGGTCACTACGATCAGCCTTTTTTATTGTCTCAAGTATTAAGCAAGGTATTGTATTGATAGTTAACTAAAAATTAGAAATGCTTTACCAGTACAAGCCAACTGGATCTCTTGTGGAAAAGATTTCACAACATGGAGATGGCGTTGTCATGTGTATAGATTCGCAAGATGAAGTTCTATATGTTGAAGAAGAGGATCTTATTCCGCATTTAGATGCTACTACTGAGCAAATTAAGACTGAAGAACGTTTAACAGAACAATTAAAATCAGAAGGAGTTAAACCTTCTAAACCTACTAAAAAAGAAACATTTCCTGTTGATGTTCGACTTAATATCAATACAGCAAGTGCAAGACAGATTGCTGATGCGTTGCCTGGTGTAGGATTAAAGACAGCCAGAGATATTAAAGATTTACAATCTACAATGCTCGGCGATAAGTTCATTAAATTAGAACAGCTTAAATCTATTAAGCGTGTTGATTGGGATGAACTAATTAAAGAGAATCTTATTCGCGTTGAATAATGCAACTTGACAGTTTTCTAAAGTCTAAAATTCGTTGGCATCTAGGTTATAACCAGACTTCTATACCTGCTGGTGATTTAGCTAGACTTGAAGAAGCTGTTGATAATATACAAGATTCTTTCTGGTACTCAAAAATAACTGAGCAAATTACACGTTGTGATGAGGCAGAAAAAAGAACAGATATGACAGGAGGCATGAATAATAATGTTACTCCTGCAGGAAGAAAAGAAAATATAGCTGGTGACGTTGACCGTACAATTAGTACAACAGATTATAGAGATACGTTAAAAACTTGGAATAGTATTTATATGTATGAATGTGATCGTCTGGCACAACATTTATATGTTCCAAACTATAGAAATCCTGAACAAGCAAGATATCGTTTTGAAAGAGAAGGTGCAGAATTTATACAAGCTCTTCCTGGTCCAGCTGATGTAGCAGTAGGTACACGTTTAATGTTTGCCACTGAGTTACGGTAATGTCTAAAAATAAAATGCCACCTGAATTGCTTGAGCATTTTAAAAAGAAAATGTCGAAGGGATCTACAGAAAAAGAAGAATCAGATGAATCTAAACGTGCAACAGCATTATCAAAAGCTAAAGCAAAAATAGAAGAAAAAAACGCTAAAAGTAAAATTGAAAGAAAAGAAACTAGTTAAGAACGCTTTAAGTCATCCTGAGTTATATACACTAGCTGAGTTAAGGTTTTTGAAATTATGGAATAGAGAAAGAAAAAAATTAAAGAAGCTTAGAAAGAAGAAAAATAAAGAAGACCAAATCTAAGTTAGGCTAGAATAAACATTAGTAAGCGCAAAAGAAATTGGCATCTACTTCAACTAATAAACAACCAATGATGCTGGATAGACCAGCAACCTCTAGTACATTGGTTACTGTTGCTTCAGGGCAGTTATTTTCTACTAGTTTAATTCCTACTGCTATTGGTAACGCAACTAAGATATTTGATGTTGACTCAGCTGCAACAGATACCGCAGTCGGTGGTGCTTATATTGATGAAATTGATCTTCGCTATTCTAAAGATGTCAATCTTTATATAGACGCAAAAGCAGGTACAGCAGCTACTTATACAATTAATAATGGATCAGGTGGTGCAGGAACAATACTAACAGTAACTCTTGCAAGCCATAATTTAAAAGTAGGACAAAAAATATATTTAGATTTTACAACTGGAACTGGAGTTGATAGTACTTATACAATTACTTCAATTACAGCTACAACTTTTGTTGCTGTATCAACATCACTTAATACAACTGGTAATGTAACGATCTATGCACCTACTGATATATGCTTTTATTTAGTAAAAGTAGGAACAGTTACTAATACTAATCAATTCTTTCCTTTATTTGTTGCAAATATAGAATCAATTCCAGCTGATCAAAGATATAGTTTAACTTTGAAAGAAAAACTTCCTTTAATTAATAATCCAGTTGTTCATGCAGGAGCTAATTTTACTGACTTAGGTACTTCCCTTGCTCCAAAATTACGTGGTTTAATTCTTCCTACTGGATC